CAGATGAATCTACCGAAACCACTACCCACCCCCCTATATTGTTAGTAATAGTATCATTTGATGAAGATATCCCTGCGCCACTCCCTACTGTTACTATTGTAGATAAACCATTTGCTCCTGTCGCTCCTGTCGCTCCTATTGCACCCGTTGCACCTGTTGCGCCTGTTGCGCCTGTTGCGCCTGTTGCGCCTGTTGCCCCTGTCGCTCCCGTTGCGCCTGTTGCCCCTGTTGCCCCCGTAACACCAACAACACTTGTCCAATTAGCACTTCCACTACCATCTGTTGCTAAAACCTGCCCTAATGTTCCATCTCCAGTTGGCAGGTAATAAGCGTTAGATACCTTAACGCCACCTGATTCAATTCTTAAACTACCACTCATAGCATTTGTATATAGGTTTACTTGGTCTGCCAACAAAGTAAACGGCATTGTGTTTGGAGTAGTATTGTGTAAGTCGTTCCCAGTAGAGTCCCATAATACCGAGCTTGTATTTGGTATAGTATCCCAATGAACGCGACCTTCTGCGTCTGATGTTAAAATTTTGCCCGTTCCAAATCCGCCAAAATTCAATCGCATAGCTTTAGATACTTGCGTAGTGTCTTTGAACCAAGATTTTGCGGGATAGCTAGTATACCCAGTTTGGGCTATACAATAAGATGAAATTAAGAGGAAGAGTGTTGTTAATCTCACGCTGCAAAGATAACAATTTCCTCGCCCCCTGCAACAGTGACGTTAATTATTGAAAACGTTGTATCGTCCCAACTCCTAAATGCGGAGGTTAAAATTGATGAATCATCAGATACGAATTTCAAAGTAAGCCCTACGATATTCGCTAAATCAGGAACGTCAGCTACAGTGTAGTCCGTTTGCGCTGCCACTGCCGTAAACGTAACTATCGCAACCCCTCCTGTGGCGTTTAGTGTATTTCCAGATAATAAAAGGTTTGTGCCGAGCGTTATTTCCTCCATCACACCAGTGCCAGAAGTTCCTCTACCAATCAATTTACCTGTTGACATGGAAGTTGTGATAGTAGCCGTTCCCCCGCTTGTGGATTCGCTTAGTGGCGCGACTGCATTTACGTTTGTGATTGAGTTAAGTCCTATCAATTCTAAAATAGAATCCTTAAGCACAGTCATTATACTAATCCACTGGAATACTCCGCGTGAATTTTTTAATGGGTAGTAAACGCCTTTCTGTAACCGACCACTTGGTGTCGGAATATTTTTATAGGGCAATTCAATGAGTAACTTATCCTCACTTGCTGGCGGGTCTGCTAACTGATTGACATTGATTATCATTGCTTAATTGGCAAGGTTGTTTCAAATGCTTTCTCCCCTTTCTTTAAATCACTCTTTGTTATTGCCTGCCCAGTGTGTAACTGTGCTTTAACTTGTTCAACTTGTATATCAGCCTGCATCTGCGCTTGAATAATTTCCAAAGCAAATTGGTGCTGCATCTGTAGTGTCTGTTGTTGCCCTTGTGTTGCGGCTTGCGTTTGTTGAACAATGCCGTCACTCTGTGTCTGTATCTTCTGCTGCTCCATTGCTTGAAATTCCTTTCTGCGCTTTTGTAGCATATAAGAATACTTACGCATTACCAGCTTCAAATTTACTCCACTATCAATAGCCCGTTGAATATAATCTTCATTACTAAATTCAACCTTTACCCCGTTAACGCTCTTGTATAGGGTTTGAGAATTTGCTGATAAAAAAATGAGCATAAGCCCAGCTGTAATTAGTTGTTTCATCTTTGTGCGCTTAATACGAATATTCCTGTAATGTTTCCGCTGCTCATTGATAAACTTAACCCAGTTACAGCATTATTAAGATTAAAAGTTCCCCCACCTCTAACTGTATAAGTAAACCCTGAAGTAGATTCATTGCTTCTAATTATAGTATGCCACAATACTTCTTTAAATTTTGCATTTTGTGAAGGGTATAAAAAATTTACTGTTCCCGATAAATTTACAAAAGACAAAGCACTGAGAGCAGAAGTAGCGAGAATCAAAAACTGATTAGTTGTGAATGAAGCATTGTTATTAGGCAATGTAGATGTTCCGCTATATGCAACATCCCATCTTTGGGCATAGGAGTAAAGATTTCCCGAACTAACAACAGTTGGAGTAGCACCTGTATCAACGCGAATATAAAGCCCCACGGAATTGCTCGTAGGAACGACATTATACATATCTAATTTAAACTGTCTATACCCAGTAGGGAATGTAAACCCAACCGAAGCAGCGTTTACAGATGAATCTACCGAAACCACTACCCACCCCCCTATATTGTTAGTAATAGTATCATTTGATGAAGATATCCCTGCGCCACTCCCTACTGTTACTATTGTAGATAAACCATTTGCTCCTGTTGCACCCGTCGCCCCTGTTGATCCTGTTGCGCCTGTTGCACCTGTTGCGCCAGTATTCCCCGTAACACCCGTTGCACCCGTTGCGCCTGTCGCGCCTGTCGCACCAGTTGCCCCTGTTGCCCCCGTAACACCAACAACACTTGTCCAATTAGCACTTCCACTACCATCTGTTGCTAAAACCTGCCCTAATGTTCCATCTGTAACGGGTAGGTAATAAGCGTTAGATACCTTAACGCCACCTGATTCAACTCTTAAACTACCAATCATAGCATTTGTATATAGGTTTACTTGGTCTGCCAACAAAGTAAACGGCATTGTGTTTGGAGTAGTATTGTGTAAGTCGTTTCCAGTAGAGTCCCATAGATTTTTACTACTAACATTTACGGAATATGTATTAGTTCCCTTTTTGTATTTAATTGAATCATTATTAACAGGTCTGTAAATAGTATCAATAGCATCAATATCTTTTGCCGTCCAATTTGAATTATTCCGAATTAAAGTTTGACCATTGCTTGCACCTGATTGGCTTAGTGAATTTCTTATATCTTGAAAACCAAAATGATTTTGCCTGTATGTTGGCTGACTTCTTAGATTAGTTTGGTCTTTAGTATAGTAAATTATCCTATCGTAAAGTTGTTGGTTGCTCGTATCCCCTGTCTGTAAAAAGTTAATTGTAGCCGTATTTCCTTTATCATCTTTTACGAATATTGAACCGAATGTATCATTTGCAGCGGGCGTAAATCTCCAAAGAACTACATGCGTATTTTTTGGTATTGTATCGGGTATTGTTGGGGCGGAATAATGAATCTTTAACGCAGTAGTAGAAAATACTATTTGCGAATAAGAGCCAACAAAACACAATAAGAATAAAGCCGTTAATAGTTTTCTCACTTAAATACTTTTACTGTAAATAAACCTGCTGCTGGGTTAAAACTTGAACCATCAAAATTGAAACACTTTACACTTACTGTATTTGCTGAACTTACCCATGCTACAAAAGAAGCATGAGCGTCTATGCTTGCATTTGGTATTCCTAAACTAACCACATCTGATAAAGCCGCGCCCGTTACTGTCATTGTTAAAACTTCGTGACCGTTTGGCGAAATGCTACCAAAGTTTAAAGTAGCCGTATCTGTTAATGCTAATGTTTGCCAACTCGCGTTACCGCCTGCATCGCTTGTTAATACTTTACCCGCGCCCTCTGTGCCGTCCTGGTAAATAAAAGCATTGCCTATAAGCTGTAATTGTCCGTTTTGTAATTGAAGCAATGATATCCTACTGTCATAACTAAAATTATTACTGTTACCTTCTTTATCAAACCAATTATAAGTATCAGAATAGTGGCTTTGACCGTAGCCCGAACCCTTTCTAAATAAATTTATTCTGTTTGAATCCGAATTGCACTTAATTATAAGGTCTGCCGTATCCGTAGTTCCCAAATAATTAGTAGCAGGGTCAGTGCCGCTATTGCCATTTATACTCCAAAGATTACTTGCACTGCCATCTGCCCATGTAGCCAAACCATATGCATCGCTGGTTAATACTTTGCCTACGCCTTGTGTGCCATTATCTAAAACTAACGCGTTATATATTTGTGTTGTATCTACTGTTATAGAAAGAATTGGACCAGATATATTTGTTTCAGCAATAGCAGATATAGCGGCAATATTACCGCGCAAAAATACGCTTGAATCTGAACCGCCAAAAGAACTTGTATTTCCTACCCCTATTACAGCACCAGAACCTTTATAAGAAATTGTGGAAATACTATCTGATTTTATGTATAAAGGTTTACCATCCGTAGTTCCTATAAAATTAGTAGCAGGGTCAGTGCCGCTGTTGCCGCTTAAACCCCATGCTAAATTATTTAAACTTGCTTTGCCAAGTAATCCTGTATTGTCAGCAGTTACTATAACACTACCACTACCCCCAAGTCCATTAACCTGTAAAGCAGTATCTATTATTATAGGATAGAAAGTAGCTCCATTGTTATACGAAGAACTTAAATGACCTCCCTGCCAATTCAATTCATACCCGACTGCACAATTCAAACTAACACCTTTAGAGCCTCCTGTGCCGTTGTCAAATGTTCCTTCTTTTAACGATGTTGAATTATCTAATAATACTCCACCGTATGCGCCAATTATTAAATTACCACTATCTAATAATTGAACATTATTAGAAGTAGTATTCCCAACAGTAGTTACGGCTTGTAAGTTTTGACTTCCACCACCACCGCCCAAATTAGCGATAGATTGAACGCTTGTTTTTTTAGTTATTCCGTTTTGAACAACAGGTGTTAATTCACTACCGGTTAAACTTCCCGCTTGTGGCAGGGCAGAGATTTTAATTCCCTGCCCGTAACCCACAACCGAAAGTAACGATAATGCAATAAATATTACTTTACGCATCGTTTATTTTTTAAATATTATGGAATATAGCACTCGTCAAAAATACCTTCTGGGGTATCGAAAGGACAAGGTAAATCAGCGGCTTGCCATTTAATTTGAGTATTCCATGTTACTAAACTTGTCAAATCGTCCTGCACTTCATACATCGGAACGATTACAACAGTTTTAGTTGATAAATAACATTTGCTTGAAGTTCTCCACCCAAATTTAAAGTTTCTGTTTTTCTTAATAGTGTTATACCATTCACAGTTACTTGCAAAGTTAGGGTCAAAGTATTTAGCAGTAAAATCGTAAGCCAAAAGTTGCTCAACCGTATCACCGAAACCTGCACCAAATTTAGGAGAAGGTGCGCTAAGGTCACCGTGTGTTTCAGGTATAATAAAAATGTCACCAGACGCTATACCTGCCGCCCATTCTGTCGGGTCTGTTTCGTCTGTAAATGTAAAAGCATTGCTAACAAAGAAAGCCGAACGGATACGTCCTAACTCTTGTGTTTCGCAAGGGTCGCAACTGTGTTGATTTACAGGGTTGCAAGTTGATGGATAATATGTTCCCATTGTTTAAGTTTTTAAATGTTTGTTATTTTCCGTGTTAATAATCTTGCCATTTTCAGCAAGTAGATAATAGTCACAATTACATAATTGAAAGCACCCTTTTCTCCATGTGCTTTGAATCTGATATGTGATAGCAAAATATAAATCTTCCGTATCAATCGAAAAATCTACATTTTTATATTCTTCATTCCAAACCGATTGGCTTAGAAAGTTTGTTGATTGCATTGCGTAAGTAACATTATCCAAATTCAAAGAATTTAAAAGCGCGTTATTTTGGTTATCCATGTTATCTGGAAAGTTGCTTGTTATTATTGCTTCTAATTCTTCTTTCTTCAAATTCAACGCGCTCCATTTACCGTAAACGACCATTTTAACTAATGCCGTTTCTTTCACATATTTATTTCTATCCCCAAATTCAGAACGTTGACCGGCTATGTTGTTTAACTCATATCTTTTTGCTAAAACCTTATGGTAAATAACAATAGGGTAAGTATCATCTGGCGAACATTCAATAGTATTCGATTCTCTGTTGTTGTTTATGATGCAAGGAAATACTTGATTGCCCCTTGTAACTTCATTTGAAATACCCTCATATCTTCCACTTTGAAAACGTTGCTCTGATAAAGCTCCCTTTCTCAATTCTTGATTTACCACTAAGCATAATTCATTTAAAAAAGGCATCAGTAGTTATAGTTTCCAAATGTTTTATCAATCACTTTACCTGTTTCAAAAGCCGCAACATCAGCCGCTATTTCAGCTTCACCGTCCGTCAATGCCCAAATCTTTTTACCGTATTTAGTTTCTAAGCCTTTCGAGCGTTCATACATTTCTGTATTATTCCAACCTAAGCCGTAACCGTTCTCTGTCGGGATAATTGTAAACTGGCTATTCATTTGCCCTGTTAAACTCAAATTTACTTTATCAGTCGGTCTGCCAATTCCCTCACGAAATCCTTTATATGAATCAAAATATTTAGTCTTATGCGGTTGCCCGTTTTTGAATTTAATCTTACCCGTTTTACCCATTGGCGTAAATGCTTTAGGGCTTTTGTTAGGGTTAACATACAAAGGGTGAGTAGTATCATATTGACCGATATTTGAATCGTCAGCCGCTTTGCCCTCCTCATGTATGCGTTTCTTAATAACGCCAATCATAGAAGATGCTACACCCCTTAACACACTATCGTAACCCTCACCTCCTTTCTGAAATGTTTTCAGCTTTTCTTCGATATGTGGTAACTGAATCTTTATAGTTATCATGGTAAAGAATCTGCTAAAATTACCTGTCCGTTACAATCAATACAAGGGTCACTAACCTGAATATTTATACCGTCTAATGCCATTTGCAACTCCGTGTAATATCTTGCTTCAAATTCCGTTCTTAATGCTTTTGCTTTTTCAAAGTCAATCGTAGTATATCGGTTTAGCCTGTCTGTGTATATTCTTTCGGCTAACAATTCAGCACCTAATAAATACCAAAGAGCCGTTGATATAACCGATTTGTTTTTGCAGATTATTCCTTCGTATTTACAGCGAACCGAAACAACACCAACTATGCCGTAAGTGTTATTTAGGTAAGTTAGATTACCTGCATCGTTTTTATCAGATGCTTTACAAGCCATTACACGCGAACTTGCATCCCAAAGATTTAGAAAGTAGTTAGAATAAAACGCATCAAAAGTCCAATCTAAAGGAAGATAAACGGAATCAATATCAGTAGCATCGTAACTCACAAAAAGATTCATTACATCGAAGAAGTCTTTATTTACTTCAACTGTATTCCACCCCTCAACACCAGTTATATCTTTAGAATAAACCAATGTAGAAAACCCGTTTATAATTGAAAAGAATCTTAGCGGAATCGTTTTGGCTTCTTTCAGGTAGATGTAAAGCGTTTGCACGTTTATCACCTGCATTGGGCTTACCCATCCTTGAAAGTTTGTTATCTGTAATTGAGGCACTCCCATTTGGATATTAAAACCTCTATACTCGGCACTTGCAGGAGTTTGGAAGTCAACAGTATTCACCTGCTTTTGCCATGAAGTATTTTCAGTAACGCGCCTTAAATTGTAGCGGGTAGAAAATCTATTCTGCACATCGGTAGTGAATCGCTGTAATGCTCTGCGTTGGACGCTTTGCCATACTTCAAAGAACGTTACTTGTTCATCATTTGCTGTTTTGTCTATTGCCTTTATCGAAATACCTGGCAAATCATTTACATATAAACCGCTAACAGGTTCTTCACCTTTAGCCCAACGTAAACCGATAAAGTCTTTTAAACATTCCATTCAGAAACAAGTTTTTTGAAGAGGCGGGTTAATCTCTCAACCCGCCCCTAAGTGTAACCTTACGGGGTTACGGTGTTATTATACGTTGTTAGTTACTGTGTAACGCAATGCACCATTAGCACCATTCAAACGGTCAAGAACCGAATATGAATCGCTTGGAACTTGGAATAAACCGTAGTTCTTAGTAATGTAAAGCGCGTAACCTTTATCGTAGGTAGTTTCTTCACCGTATGCGTTAAGCAATGAAGTAGGACAGTCAATAGGCTTTAATTGCATATCGAAAGTCATACCGTTGATAGTGCCGTCATTTTGTGAACCAATTACAGGAATCTGCGCTTGGAACAATTCAGAAACACCCAACATACCAGAGAAAGAACCAACAAACTTGTCAATATCAGCGAAGCCGATAGCACCTAAATCAAATACTCCGATTTGGTTAGCCCCTAACTTAGAAGAAGCCGAAGCAAACAAGTCAAGATACCATTGATATTCAGATTCAAACTGTGCATTGTTTACACCGTTTTGACCTAAACCTGCACCAATCAACTGACGCTGATAGTTGTTGAATAAGCCTGAACCTACAATGTGGCGTTTGCCGAACATTTCGTTTGTATCAGCATCACCCATAAGTTTACCGATACCAGTATTTACATCGAACTTAGTAGCGTCTTTGTTGATATTCAGAGCAGTTGCGGTATTTAAACCAGTTACAACGTTAGTGCCCCAAGTAATATCGCCTAAAAGTTTACTGTCAATGTGACCCAAAATAGCGTTTGCGGCACTCATAACACGCTCAACATGCTCTTTCATAAGAGTAGTTGACGGTTTGCCTAATGCTACGCTTTGGATAGCGTCTGCCATGTAAAGGCGCAAATCTTCAAATGAAACATATATACCTGTTTTAGCAACACGAGGGATACTAAGGGTAGTTTCATTGTAAGCCGGAACATAATCAATATCGCAATCGTCACTTTCTTTTACGATGCCATCTGTTGCACGTGGACGGTATTTGATTTGAACAGTTCTGCGTTGTCCTGTTGGTAAAGATGTTTTCAATACATTTACTCCTCTTACTGCGTTAGACGCAAGTAACATTTTAAGGAATCCCGTAGCTGTTAGCTTGTATTCTGGGTCGTCTGCACCTGTAAATTCTGCGAGAGATTTTAACAGGTATGGTGCGTAACCTAATGCCATGATTTTAAACTTTGTTTTGTGATTTCAGAATCACAAGGGGAGTTTAAGCGTTTGCGCTGTTTTTAGCGAAGTTTTCAGCTTGTTGTAAATTGAAATCAGAAACTGACTTCAAGCCCTTGTTAGTCTTACTATCTGTTATAATACGATTAGTAGGCTGTGTGTTTCCTTGCGGAGTTACATCAGAAACTTTTAACATAGGGCGAACTGCACTTGTGGCGAAGTCGCTAAAATTAACTGCCTTGTTATCTTCCATATAAACCAAATCAGGCTTATCGGAATAAACAAGTTTTATATTTTTACCGTCACGAACTGCTTTTAAGTTCTTTTCGGCTAATTTACTTCTCAATAATTCATTTGCACCGTTTAACCGGATAGCTTCAGGTATAGCTTCTGAATAAGTCTTTGCTGAAAGTTCAGAAGTTACCGCAAAATCTAAAATTTCATTTTCGGCATCCTGTTTTACTTTAGCAACTTGCGTTTCAAAATCTGTTTTAGCTGTCAATATAGACTGATTCAGCTTGTTAATTTCATCTTGCAATGCTTTCTTATCTCCACTTGATGCGCCAACTTTAGCGGCTTGCAAATCAGCAATCTTCTTTGTAAGCGCACCAACCTTTTTATAAGTTGATTTCTCTAATTTCAATTCTGCCTTACTTGCATCATCTAATCCGTATTCGCTCATAAGGTTTTCAAGTTCGCTTTCCATTGGCGAAAGTGTTTTACCTTTAAAGTGAACTTCTAACGCGGGGCTATTCTTTGCGCTCTCTAACGTCATTGAGCTATTAACGTAATCTAAAAGCGGAGTGCCAACAGAATCGTCAATTTGTGAATTAGAAGAAAGTAAGTCTGCAAATTTAGCATCAGTAACGTCTAAACCTGCTTTGATAATTAGTTGCTTTACAATGTCGCGTAGTGGCAATGCCATATTTTGAATTTTAGTTCGGTGTAAAAATATAATTAAAAAGGCGAAAAAGTATGTGGTTAGTTTTATTATTATATATTTGCTTAAACTTTATATACTATGAATGTAACAGAATTAAGAATAGGAAATTTTGTTGATGTTAGTTTTAAAGAAGATGGGTTAAGATTTCTAAGAGAAATAGACCTTGTTCATTTATCGTTTATAAATGCAATACAAGTCCCAAATTACGATGGCGAAATAGAAACATTCGATAATTTAGATTTAATTTACGGCATACCACTAACAGAAGAATGGCTATTGAAATTTGGATTTGAAAAGAAAAACTACAAGGATATTTATAAAAAATATAATGGCGATGAGGTTATTCTATCGGACATAACAACGTATGAGATGGACGGATATATTTGTTTGCAAAAAATTTCAGAAGATTTATTTTCTGTAAAGTATAATGGATTTGGAAACAACCCCACATTTAACCATATAATTATTTTGAGCGTCCATTCATTTCAAAATTTGCACTTCGCTTTAACTGGAAAAGAATTAACCTACAATAAATAATCATGGCAGATAAACCAAAAGACATCATTCTAAAGAATATCCCTGATAAGGCTTGGGATAAGATTTGCGAAACTAAGCGCAAGATAATGGAGAAGAATAAACAACGCGCATCGGTATCGCATCAGGAAGCTATTTACAAACTGATTCAAAATAACTGCAATGATTAAATTCACAACGTCACGCGAAGAAGAATTGCACAACGATTTAAAAACAGTTCTCGAAATGATTTCTACCGCTAAACATACTATTGCAGACGTTTCATTATTGCAGTTAAAAATTAAAGCTGTTGAACTAAAAGAAAAGCATAATATAAAATGATAATCAATAGCTTTTGGATAAGCGGTAAATTACAGCCGATAAACATTGTTTGCATTAAATCATTTATTGCATACGGGCATGAGTTTCATTTATACTGCTATGATTTAAGCGATATTTTTAACCAACTATCCGAACAACTTACATTAGATGAATTAACGCGCGTTCACATTTGTAGTGCTGAATTTATACTTCCACAATCAGAAATATATTACTACAAAAACATGATGGACGGTAAAGAGCATTTCAAGTTTGGCGGCATAGCTGAAAGATTGAAAGCGGAATTGCTTTATACTATTGGTGGTTGGCATGTTGACTTAGATGTTATCTGCTTAAAGTCGTTTCAAGATTTAACCGAAGATTATGTTTTAAGACCGATTGAAGATACTGTGGTGGGTAACATCATAAAAGCACCTAAAGAATCTAAGTTGGCATTAGATTATGTGAACTGGACAAAAGGGATAGATGAAAATAATACGATTTGGAGCAAGTCGTTTGAGGGGTTAGGTTTAGCGGTAAAGAATAACGGGCTTAGTGATTATATAGTTCCTGAATGGATATTTGGAGTTGACGAATTAGAATGGTTTGAACCTGTCTATAAACGACTTGAATATAACTATCAAATTTCGCACTTTAAAGATTCATACGCATTGCACATGTGCCAAGCGTGGAGCGTTGAATTAGGATGGGATAAAAACTATGAACAAGGAAGCTATTATGATTCACTACTAAAAAAATACAACATAAATGGAAGATAACCAAGAAGAAGCACTAAAGGCAATTTACTTACTTCGCGAAGTAATAAAGCGAAAATTGTTTTCAGGCAGAACTCACAGAAATATAAGGCGTGAACTTGGTTTGAGTTTAAAGAAGTATTTAGCAATAATGAGTTTACCAGAATTACCTAAAAATAAATAGATGAAAGCATTTGTAATAAACATGCCTAATTCAAAAGAACGTTACAGGCTTTTTCAAGAAGAATGTAAGCGTGAAAATATAGAAGTTGAGCGATTAGACGGGGTTGATGGATTACCTTATTTACAGAAAGGCGACAAACCATTAACGCGCGGCATTATCGGTTGCATTATGGCAAGTTGTAACGCTATACGATTAGCCAAAGAACGCGGATATGAAAGTGTTTTAATATTCGATGATGATGCTGAATTGTGCGATAATTTTAAACAAGAATTAGAAACTGCAATTAGTGAACTTCCTAAGCATTGGGACTTTCTAAGGTTGCACAAAACAACATCAGGCACTCCTAAAATAGAAAGCTATTCAGAAAACTTAAACCAAGTTTATGGAGGTAATGGAACTTATGGTTATGTTGTTAATTCTCGTTTCTATGATTCAATATTACAATGGCAAGAACATAACTTTAGAAAGCCGTCTAAACAAGACATAGGATATATAAAGACATACGATGTTATACTTGCTGAATATATGCACACCGCCCCATTTTATGAAACTAAAAAGCCTTTAGTATTTCACCGTGACGGTCACTCTGATAGAATGGGAATGGATATGAAATACGGATTAGGAAAACCTGTAAAATCAAACGGAAATGACATTAAAATTTACTACCCGTTGCATGTTCAATTACATGCTGAAAAGTTAGCCGAAACTCTTTGTAGTTTAGGTTATAACGCACAAGCAACAACTGAAGTAAAAGACGATGATTGTTTATACATTCTCTATTGTGCTTTTCAGATTAAGAACCTACCTAAAAAATATATTGTTTACCAATGTGAACAATGGAGTAGCGGTTGGTTTAGTAAATGGTATTGGGATATTATGGAAGGAGCTTTACAGATTTGGGAGTTTGCTGAATGTAACTTAGAAAAATACCCTGATAATCTATTACCTAAAGTTGTTTACGTTCCTGCAGGTTTAGTAAATGGCAGAATTGAAACAAAGAATATTGACGTTTTGTTTTATGGTGCAATCAGTAAACACAGATTAGATGTTATAAATAATATAAGGCGCACCGGAATACACATTATGTATAAATCTGATGCTTATGGCGAACAAATGAAAGCTATTTTAAGCAGGTCAAAGGTTGTTTTAAATATTCACTTTTATGAAGATGGATATTTAGAGGCTTTCCGAATTAACGAGGCTTTGTCTTGTGGCTGCCATGTAGTTTCAGAGCGCAATCAAACTGCGTTCTACCCTGAAAAATACCGCGATTTGGTAAGGTTTGGAACTAACACTAATGAATTATGCTTTGCGATTAGAAACGCGCTAAATACTACACATAAATATGATTTAAGCGTGTTGGATAACACTAAACACATTAAAGAAGCGTTAAGCAAACTTATCACGAAGTAATTTAGGCACAATAGCATCGCTAACAGGAACTAAATGATGTTCGCAATTATACCCACCTGCATAAACCTCAAAGTTATTTGGATTAGTGCCGTCAATCATACCTTGCGGTAATCCTGTTTTATCGTAAATCTCACCTTTCATTTCTTTAAACTCTTTGAAGTTTCCTTTTATAATTTCTGGAAACTCTGAACGGTGTATAAATTCTTTTTCTCTACACGCCTCACAGAATGTTCTTGAGGTTTTAATTAGCGCACCACGATAGGCAAACCAATTAAATCCTAAATCATTTGTTACCGTTTGCATGTATTGACGCGAATACTGATTAAGTGAATCAGTTGTAATCTGCGAAGTATAACGCTCTAATGCGCCAACAGTATCGTTATTAGTTGTAATAAAGTTTCTTATCTGCTTTGCCATTTCCGACCAACTACCGCCCGTTGTTGAGTTGGTTAGTAGTATATCATGGATAGGTTGAATAAGCGCGTTATTTAGCCCTGCCTCTGTCAAATAATCAATAGTTGAACTGATTGACTGTGTAGTTATTTCTTTTAATAGCGGTGTTGGCTTAAACTTATTTGAAACACTTTCAAAATACTTATTCTGAATTATAGCCACTTCATTAAAAGACTTAATAAACTTATCTAACTTTTCAGAGTAATCAGACTTCTTAATTATTGAATAAATACGGTCTTTAAACGCGGCTATTTTGCGAAGATTAGAAACATTTACTTTTATGGTATCGCCTGTTGTATCTAGGTCCTTAATAAATATTTCAATCTCACTTGCAATCTGCTTTTGAATACCCGGCATTGATTCTTGAAAATCGCTAACCGAACCATCTAAAGTTTCAATAAGTTGTTTTATATAGTCCATCAGTTCAAATGAAAATACATATCGCGTTTATAATTAAGTAAAACGGTGTGGTGAATATATCTGTAATGCAAAGTTGAACCAGTTTCAAACATTAAAAATCCGGTGCAACCTGTGTAATATTCCCATTCGCTTATCATACATATACTTTATTTCCGTTTTCTGATAAATAATATTGACCTCCATTTTCTCCTGTAATCAATACTTTATTATCACTATTCCCCCCCCCCATCTTGGTTTATTGGTATTACGTTTGTAATCGGAGGTTGTTTAGCTGTAATATTTTGCTTCATTGAATTATTTGAAACAACAGCAGAAGCGTAACCCTCTAATATTGACATTTGCTCCATTAAATTCATATCGCAAAAATCTTCATTCTCAGTTAAAGCACGTTTGACATAAAAGCCAATATTGCAAGATATAATGTAATCAATTTCTCTACACCCACCGCCTTGCTTAATTGCCAATTTTTCATCTTCTGTTTTAGCCGCTAACGGGTCAAGTTTAAAGTTTAATTCTAATTCTTCTTTAACAGCAGGTTGTTCACTAAATTTCTTTGAGCAAAAATCTATTTCAAATGCCTTTAAAGTAATATCAGAAAGCCCGCCTGATTGCGTTGCACTTCCTAACTCTTGAATTAAATACTGCGAAGAAAGCAAATCAAACTTTTGAGGCACTGGTATATCTGGGCAAAGTTCGCGTCTTGTTTCTAAATCTGGAACAACTAAGCGATAACGATAATCGCATATTACCCAATAAAGCATATCCATTACCCCTACGATATCCTCAGCTATTGTGTAAACAAAGTTATTCAATTCATCTCTGTCAACTTGTTTAGCTTCACCTGAAATAGCCAATGGAACTTGTGTTAGAAATTGCATATTGATAGAAGAAAGCGCATCAAACTTATGTTTGTTTACGCTCTTTTCCATTGCATCAATTATAGCAACAACATCACCTTTAGCAACATAACCAAACGGAGGGATAGGTGCGGGGCTTTCTCCCATATTCTCCTTTGAACTCCTTACAATAAATTTCTTATATGGTCCTGATACACCTTGACTACCTGTGCCTTGACAAGACGGGCAAGTTATATAACGCTGCTTTTGTTGTTTGCCGTATTGCTCTAATATTTTACCGGTTGCTATTCCATTAACATCTTTACAATTCATACAAGGTTGCGAAGCCCACTCCCATTTTTCGGGATATAACGCCCCAACTTTAGCCCCTTGTAAATCTGAATATTCCCTAACCGCCTCATTTAGTGATGGTGTCATTGAACTAATACGACTTTCCCAAACTGAATATTCTTCATGTGTTTTAAGGAATATCCCTTTAATTCTTACGATAGGAATATACCCTAAGTTATGTTCGTAAACATCAACTAACTTTATATTTTTATTGCTATCCGATTCTGCCCATGTTTCAATCGTATTTGCCTTTACAACATACCACATATCTCCCTGTTGCATTTCTGACTTACTATCGGTGTATTGATACTTATTCAAAGACTTTAAAACAGCATATTGATTTTCGATATAGTCAAGTATCTGGTCGCTGTTAAAAATAATAGGATAAGGTTTTAAATATTCTTGGTCAGTTTGTGGACGTGCTAAAGGACAAACAACTATTAAACCGTTCGGGTCAATCAAATACTCTTTTAGTAAAACTCCAAACACCCACATAGTAATTGAACCGTAATAAGGAAACTTCTTTTCGCAGTATTCAAATAGTGTTTCATATTCAGGTATTGCGCTGTTTTGTGTTTCAGAATCATATTCAATAGACCAATCTGAACTACGTCTAATCTTCCCCAAAGAAGTTATTACGCTTGTAATAGTTTCTTTAGTTTTAGACTGGTATATTTTTTTTCTAAATGCGTGTATAGCCTCACTTTCATGTGGTCTGCGTTCTTCAATCAACTTATAAGGGTATAAGCCGTCTGCATGTATCTTTAATTCTTCATACATTCTTTTACACTCCTCATAAATAGGTGAACGTCTGCGACCTTTGAAGTAATCAATTAAGGCTTTGTCAGTTAGATTTTGAACGGTGTCGATGCTTATCATCTTGTTTGTCTTTGTTTATTCCATTGCTTTTTGTTGTAAGCCTTATAATGATAAGGTAAATTTAATCCTTTTGCGTGTGCTTGTGCTAATTGATTATAACGCTGCAATATTGTTTCTGGTATAACGTTGCCTCCTATTGAATAGCCATAGTAATTATTCAATACTTCATGCCATGACATTTGTCTGTCAGCTAAACCCCAATAAACAACTACAAAGTTATCTTTGTGAGGGTAGTAACCTAAAACACAAGCGGCAATGTCAAAAGCTAATTCATCTGGTATATCCTGCCCGAACTCCGTTGCTTTTACTTTTGGGTTATCGAATATCTCACGAACAAAACTAAAATACTTTTCATTTGCCTCTGTCCGTTTGAAGTAAATAAACTCCGATGCTAAATGATAGAACTTGCCTTGTGTTTCATACTTCTCTTTCACCTCGTTTATATCGCACCAAATAGAAAAAGTCTTTTTTAAAACAGGTTGCGATAAATCAGCAAATCCTCTATTCTGAAAAGTAAAATCAATATCTTTTAGCGAATCGAACAAATCTGAAATAGATTTAGTAGGAATCCAAATCATATCAGCATCTAAAAATATTGTTGTTTCAAACGGGCTTAATTCATATACACAAGTCTTTGCTTTTATATAAACCGTGTTACCGTTTTTAGTGTAGTATTCTTTAGGACATTCGACAAAAGAAGTAAACAATGATTTGTGTTGGTCAGTTAAATGATTTAAAGCATCATCCGAATACACTAAATGTATATTAACCTCTTTGTCTTTGTAGCGTATTGAAGCCGCTAAATTAGCCGCCATACGTCCGTATTGTGGCGAACCTAAAGCGATTAACACAATACCGCGTCCTTGCGGTTTAACTTTGTTTTTACTTCCTAATTTTCTACCCACAGTTTGAATTTATGTTTGCTCTAACACTTGCTAACCTTAATACTGTTTTGCCTTGTGCTAATTGAAAAAATGGTAT